CCTGGCCGCAAAAAGGCGAAGCCGTCTCAATCCCTCTAGGCACTTACGCGCCAGTTATTGGCGAACCGGCGGTATTCAATCAACCGAGGTTTAAAACGTCTACCAATGCAACCACCTATGCGCTTCGCGCACAGGCCGCAGGACAACAGCTTATTTACTCCGACATTGTTGCAGCGGACGCAGGTAACCTTGTGTGGGCTACCACCGGACTGCGCACCGACCTGACGGACGCGACAGCCGCAACAATCAACTCATTACGCGAAGCCTTCCAGGTTCAAAAAATGCTCGAACGGGACGCGCGCGGCGGCACGCGTTACACTGAGATTATCCGTTCGCACTTCGGCGTCACTTCACCGGACGCACGCCTCCAACGCCCCGAGTACCTGGGCGGAGGTTCGTCCATGATTAACATTAATCCCGTGGCACAGACTCAGCGCACCGATCAAACACCGGACACAACTCCCCAGGGCAACCTGGCCGCTATCGGTACTGCGCAGCTTCGAAACCACGGCTTCTCAAAATCATTCACAGAACACTGTGTAATTCTCGGCCTCGTCAACGTACGAGCCGATCTGACCTATCAGCAAGGCCTGAACCGCATGTTCAGCCGCCGCACACGCTATGACTTCTATTGGCCTGCCCTGGCTCACCTGGGCGAGCAAGAAGTCCTCAACAAGGAAATCTATTGCACTGGCACCGCAACGGATGACCAGGTGTTCGGCTACCAGGAGCGTTACGCCGAATACAGATACAAGCCCTCTGAGATTCACGGGCTTTTCCGCTCACAAACACCAACGCCGTTGGACGTCTGGCATCTTGCCCAGGAATTCACGGCGCTACCCGCACTCAACGCCTCGTTTATCGAGGACAACCCGCCCATCGAGCGAGTTATTGCCGTTCCATCTGAACCACATTTCTTGATGGACGCGCACTTCTCACTACGCTGCGCCAGGCCGATGCCGACTTACGGCGTTCCTGGCCTGATCGACCATTTCTAATGGATCCGATCGTAGGCGGGGCAATCATCGCGGGTGGCTCCTCTCTCCTGGGAGGAGTCCTTGGCAACAAATCATCTGCAAAATCCGTAGAGCGTCAGCAGCGCTTTCAGGAATACATGAGCAACACAGCTCACCAACGCGAGGTGCGCGATCTACGGCTTGCAGGCCTAAACCCTATACTCTCCGCCAATGGCGGAGCATCTACGCCTTCAGGTGCAAACTACACAGCCCAGGACGTTATCAGTCCAGCGGTAAACTCTGCCCAAAAGAGCATCGAACTGGGCAAAAACCTTAAGCTGGCGGACAAAGTCCTGGAGAAACAAACACAGGAAATAGCCAACCTGGAGGCTAACGAAAAACTTACAACCCAGCAGACCTGGGAGAGCCATTGGCGGCAAGCGCAAGCGCAAAGCGCTATCGCTAACATGGAGGCCGATACAAAGCTAAAGACTTCGCAATTTCAGTCTCAAAACATCAACAACATGCTCGGCCTCCTTCAATATCCCGAAGCTAAAGCGAACGCGAATTTCTGGAATTCAGAATATTCGCCCATCATCAAAACAATGGACGCTTTATTCGGAAACGGCGGCACAGGCAAAGCCCTGGCCGGCGTCGCTGCCCTGGTCGCCGGAGGCATTGGCCGACGCGATCGTCAAAAGGGAACTACCTCTAGCACCTGGCGGGATGACGGTAAAAATCCCGCCTCGATGTCAACCACAGTCACCAGGCCAAACAAAAAATGACAAACAAACACACAAACAAACCTGCGCAAAGCGCGGAAAACTCTTTACAGCGTCAGCCTGTAACTCCGAGAAACCAATACAACCACGCCCGCCCTGGTACCGATAACCAGGAGCCATCATTGACTAAACAGTCGTTTCGCGACGAAACCAACATTAACAACATAATGGCTCGGTATGTCAAAACCGGCATTATCGAGCATATAAACAGCCTCCCAGGCACCTTTGGATTCGTGCCAAATATCGACTTTCGGGAGGCTCAAGAAATCGTCCTGGAAGGACAAAAAAAATTCGCCGAATTACCCGCCATAATTCGCGAAAAATTCAACCATAATCCCGCCGAATTCGTCGAATTCTGCCTAAATCCCACCAGCACGCCAGATTTGGCTGCTATGGGATTATTAGATGAGGCCGCTACCCTAGCCCATAAAAGGGCTTCCGACGCCTTAAACGGCGAAATACCGGCCTCTGCGTTGAACCGTGCTCTCGATTCCGCCCCAAAACCGGTGGAATCTGCACCCGACCAGTTACCTACTTGATGTAACTGGTCGGACTGACAGTAATTTGCAACGGTAAAAGACACAAATGTTTGTAAAAACGTCTTTCAAAACAAATACTTCAGTCCAAAAAATTAAAAAAAACAAAAAAAACCTAGAAATCATGCTAAAAATGCACCTCAAACCAGGAGAAAAAAATCATGGCTTTTCGCAAAAAAATGAGCTCAAAAAACAGCCGTAAAAACTTCCGCCAGGGAGCAGTAAAAACGAAGGAGATAAATACCTCTCCGAAACCCATGCGCGGCGGTATCAGGCTCTAATGAAAAAATGCCATGTTTCCATCCAATGGATGCCTACAAAGGCGTCCGCAAAACAGCCTCCGGCAAGCTACCTATCTCTTTCCGCAAGGAAGGGACAGCGGGCATCCCTATACAAATACCCTGCGGCCAATGCATTGGCTGCAGACTCGAACGGTCGCGCCAGTGGGCAATCCGCTGCGTGCATGAGGCGACCTTGCACGAAGACAATTGCTTCGTAACACTCACGTACAAACCGGAATTACTACCGGCAGACGGGAGTCTGAATAAAAAACATTTCCAGGATTTCATGAAGCGCCTGCGCTTCCATACAAACAAAAAAATCAGGTACTACCATTGCGGAGAATACGGATCACAATTCCAACGCCCCCATTACCACGCATTACTCTTTGGCTTAGACTTTCCCGACAAGAAACTTTGGAAGGAAAGCGAAGGCTTCAAGCTCTATACATCAGAAACGCTCTCATCTATTTGGGGGTTCGGCTTCGTTACGATCGCGGCAGTAACCTTCGAAACAGCCGCTTACACCGCAAGATATATCCTGAAAAAACAGAACGGCGATTCAGCCGCCGATCACTATCAGGCTATTAACCAGGACACGGGCGAAATAAATTTTATCCAGCCCGAATATACAACCATGTCCAGGCGGCCTGGCATTGCTGCCGACTGGTTGAAAAAATGGAAAATGGACGTATATCCGTCGGATGAGGTCATCATGAAAAATAAAAAAATGCGTCCTCCCAAGTTCTACGACACTATCTTCGAACGCGACGATCCAGGAGCAATGAAAGCCATAAAGAGAAAAAGAGTTCAGCAAGCAAAAAAGCACGCAGAAGATCAAACACACGACCGACTTGCACAACGCGAGGAGGTTGCACATTCACGCATCAAAAACAGGAAATATGAAACCCATGGTTCATAAAATCTTTGCTATATACGACCAGAAAGCTTACGCATACCTGCCGCCCTTCTACCTGCCGACCACTGGCATGGCCACCAGGGCTTTCGAGGAATGCGTCAACACGGACAAACACGCTTTCTCCACCAATCCCCAGGATTACACCTTGTTCTGTTTCGGAGAATTCAACGACTCTGACGGACAATTTGACATTTACATAAACCCTACTATGCTCGGAACCGGTCTTGAATTTAAAAAGGTTCCCGTCAATGTCTCTCAAATCAACCTCGATACATCAGTTCAGCCAGGTACCAGCGGCTGAGATTCAGCGTTCGTCGTTTGACCGGTCACACGGTTTAAAAACGACCTTTAACGCGGGGTACCTGGTTCCGATCTACACGGACGAGGCCTTACCAGGAGACACCTTTAACCTGTCCATGACGGCTTTCGCTCGGCTCGCTACGCCGATTAAGCCGATCATGGACAATCTCTTTATGGAGACTTTCTTCTTCGCCGTCCCGATTCGTCTGATCTGGGACAATTGGGAAAAATTTAACGGCGCACAAACCAACCCAGGGGACTCAACAGACTTCGTTGTCCCCTCTTACACAATAGGCGGCCAACCCGTCGCCGTTGGAGGTCTTAGTGATCATCTTGGCATCCCTCCTGGCCTTACTGGTATTACATTCAACGTCCTTTGGCATAGGGCTTACAATCTCATCTGGAATGAATGGTTCCGTGACCAAAACTTGCAAAACAGCCTTACCGTTGAAACAGGAGACGGGACAAGCGCCATATCTGCTTACACTCTCCGACGACGCGGAAAGCGCCACGATTACTTCACAAGCTCCTTGCCCTGGCCGCAAAAAGGCGAAGCCGTCTCAATCCCTCTAGGCACTTACGCGCCAGTTATTGGCGAACCGGCGGTATTCAATCAACCGAGGTTTAAAACGTCTACCAATGCAACCACCTATGC